ACTACCACGTTAGATTCTGCTGTTAAAAGCTATACGCCGGGCATCGTAAGTTCCACTGGAAGTGCAACAGTTTTATATTATCGTAAAGAAGCAACTGATACTGGCGTACAATTTAACAGTTTTTTAGACAAGATAATGAAGACTACATCGGCTGGAGTTACTGCTAGCGATGGGGTCGGGATGGTATTACGTGTTGCATCTGTTACAAATACAAATGGTGTAGATATAAAAGATGATATTGCATTTAACGCTTTTATCACAAGTGCATCGTTACAGGTGAGCACTGGTGAGCTAAGTTCAGTTGCTATTAATTTTACCGTTGACGGGCCATTCCGTGAACTTGTTGACGCATGACGTATTTCTTAGGGCATTACGGCAAAATAAAATTACAACGCAAATCTGTCGAATCATTTAGCAGCAAAATATTGCCAGCAGATATAAACGTATTATTAAGCCGTTTTAGCTTTGTTGATTCACTAGAAAATATAGTAACTGGAGATCAGATTACAATTACAACAGCAGATAACAGGGGATTGGATTTTTTACCTGCTGCTACATGGCCTAACGGCACAACTCAAGGTAACATAAAAGCTTATGTAAATATAAATGCAATGGGAGGTATTCGTTTATTTGATACGTTTAGTGCTGCAATTAATAATACTAGAGCCGATGAATATCCACTAGAGGCATTTACTGGCGCTGCTTTAACAATTAGCGTACAGATAAACGGATCTGTTGCGCGTGTTTTAGGAGATGTAACGGGCTTTACATTCAATACTGATCGCGAAACAATAGAAACCACAACAATGTCGGATAAATTTAAACGCATGTATTCGGCTGGTTTGATCAGCGGCGGTGGTACGATTGATTGCTTTTTTAATACAGAAAATAGCGGCCAAACAGAAAATTCATTACTAATGCTTCAATTAATAAACCGGACTGATATTGGCAGTGAGTTTAAGTGTTTTCTGCAATTAACAGAAGATGATATCTACCCTGAAACACAAAATATCTATTATGAATTTGATGCAGCCATAACAAAAGCAGGTATCGAAGTAAGAGCAGATCAAATAATTTCATGCGTTTTTGACTTTGTAACAACTGGTGAAATCCGCTTGTTGATTGGCGAACCATCGGGCTATCTATTGCAGGAAGATACTGATCGCATTGAAATTGAAGAATCCCTTGACTTCCTGCTAACTGAACTTACCGACTAGAATAGGGCATCAGGTATTTTCTTATGGCTGACCAGCGCATATCGCAACTGACTGAACTGGGGCAAAACTCCTTAGCAGCAAACGACTTATTGCCTATTGTCGATAGCAGCTCTAGCGAGACCAAAAAAATAACAGCTAAAAGTTTATTCCAGGGCGCTGCTAATTTAGCGGATAGTAGCAGTATTGATTTGGTCAAGCTAAACCAAGCTAGCACTACAAAACTAGGTGTAGCGGCACTTGGTCTTACAGCTACAGACAAAATTATAGGTCGCTTTAGTTCAGGCGCAGGTACTGCGGAAGAGATTACACTTACTGCTGCGGGTCGCGCACTGCTTGATGATGCAGATGCTGCAACGCAACGCACCACGCTAGGGCTTGGTACGTTAGCTACGCAAAATGGCACGGTCAGTGGCACCCATTCAGGCAGTAGCAGCGGCACTAATACAGGCGATCAAACTATAACGCTAACTGGTGACGTGTCAGGCACTGGAACTGGATCATTTGCAACTACGATTGCAAACAATGCAGTTACAACTGCAAAGCTGCCTGATAGTGCAATAACTACAGCAAAAATTGCTGATGACGCAGTTACGGCAGACAAACTAGCTAATCAATCTACAACAGTAATCGCAGCAGTATCACCTAACATAAACGGTGTTTTTACTGGGCAGCAATGGTTTAATACAGTTACAAAACTGCAATACATGTGGGACGGTAGTGCATGGCAACAATCTGCGGGCATTGTAGATAGTTTTATATTTACTGATACTACTCCGCTTACTTTTAGTGCGGCTGTAAACTCAACAGGTGTTGCAACAATTACGACTACTCTCGACACCCAATCGGCAGCAACAGTATTTGCTGGTCCTACTACTGGCGCTGCGGCAGCACCTACATTTAGAGCATTAACTGCTACTGATTTACCGCTAGCTGCTGCTGGCGTGAATGGCGCTATACAACCAGGCACTGGCCTAACGGTAACGGGAGCAGGCGCATTAAATCACACTAACTCAGCAACGGCTGGCACCTACACCAAACTAACTATAGATGCTCAGGGGCATGTTACTACTGGCGCAACATTAAGCGCTGGTGATATACCAAACATAGATACATCAAAGATTACAAGTGGTACATTTGCGGCAAATTTAATTGGCACTAGCACTATTACTGGTGAAAAATTAGCTAATTCGTCTACGATAAAATTTGGCGGTAGTGGCAGTACATCTGGAATAGTAGAATTTCCTACGGCTGATTTCCAGGGGCAATTATTTTGGGATGAATTAAATAGTGATTTATATATTTGGAATGGTAGTGCATGGCTATCAGTTACGGTAACAAGTGGTGAATTAGTTTTTGCAGGTATCTATAACGCATCTACAAATGTTATGACTTCTATATCGGCAGCCGGTGCCGGATTAGGTCTTACTGTAGGTGGTGTATTACCTGCTTCATCTGAAACAAACAAGCAGTACTATGTTGTCGTAGGAACAACAGGCACTGGTTCAGCACCAGCCCCTGCCGTGGCATTACAGCCGCCAGATTTCTTGATATCGACTGGCACATCATGGACGCTTGTCGATGTATCAACAACAGTTGCAGCAGCTAATAATGCAACTGGAATTGTATTTACACCTGCGGGAGATATTGTAGCAACTAATGTTCAAAGTGCAATTGTAGAATTAGATAATGAAAAGCTAGCAAAAACTGGCGGCACGATAACAGGAAATTTAGAGATTGGCACAGCAGGCAGTTTAACTTTTGAAGGTAGTAGTGCAGACGCAAATGAAACTACTATTGCAGTTGTAAATCCTACGGCTGATCGCACGATTACATTCCCGGATGTCACTGGAACGGTAATAACAACAGGCGACACTGGAAGCGTTACTAGCGCAATGTTGCTGAATGGCACGATTCTTGATGCTGATATAAACGCATCTGCTGCTATTGCTTATAGCAAACTGGCTTCATTAACAAGTGCAAATATACTTGTTGGCAGCAGCGGTAACGTGGCTACTAGCACAGCAGTTACTGGCGATATAACAATTAGCAATACAGGCGTTACTGCCATTGCTTCGGACGTAATTATAAATGCTGATATTAAATCTGATGCTGCTATTAGTTACAGTAAACTTGCGGCATTAACCAGTGCCAATATTCTTGTAGGGAGCAGCGCAAACGTTGCAACCAGCACCGCAGTTACAGGCGATATAACAATTAGCAATACAGGCGTTACTGCTATTGCCTCTGGTGTTATTATTGATGCTGATATCAATGCTAGTGCTGCAATTGTAGATACTAAATTAGCGCAAATTACAACAGCAAATAAAGTTAGCGGTTCTGCTATTACTACCGGCAATATAAGCACTACCGGTAGCATTACGACCACATCAACATTATCAGTTCAAGGCCTTACTGTGGGTCGTGGTGCAGGTGCGCAGGTCAGTAATACGGTAGTAGGTAATCTTGCGCTAAATGTCAACACCACTGGCTTTCAAAATACAGCAGTTGGCGCTAATGTACTGCGCGTTAACAATGATGGTAATTACAATACTGGGGTTGGGTTGGACGCGCTTTACAGCAACACCAACGGTAGCGCAAACGTTGCTATGGGATTAAATGCTCTTCGCGCTAACACTAGCGGCGAGGGCAATACTGCTATTGGGGTAAATACTTTACTTGTCAATGTAGGCGGCAATTACAATACTGCCATTGGACAAAACGCTCTTACTGCTACTACTACTGGCATCAATAATACTGCCATTGGAATTAATGCTCTTGCCTCTAATGTTAGCGGCAGTTATAACGTTGGAATTGGCCCTGGCGTATCGTCGAGTAGCAGCACAGTCAGCAATGAAGTAAACATTTACAATGGTAGTGTTACTGCGCGGTTCCAAGGCGCAGCATCCGCATGGAATTTTGTATCAGATGCGCGAGATAAAACAGACATTCAAAACTTAACGTTAGGGCTAGAGTTTATATCGGCATTGAAACCTCGTAGGTTCAAATGGAATCTACGCAACAGCAAGGTGGACATAGGCAAGCCGTCCGCTGGTTTTATTGCCCAGGAAGTGCTTCAAGCCGTTGAGGCGTTTGGTGCTTCTTACACCAATCTGGTTGATGCCAA